CCCTGTGTGTGATGAAGAGTTTGCAGAGCAACAAAGATTAAAACAAAAATTAAAAACACAGTTAGAACTTGTTAAAGAATGTAAACGAGTTCCTAGAATTAACCCACCACCACCTGCATTTGCAGAATTAATTAATATGTGTATACAAATAGGTGTAATGTCCTCTGATTCTTTTGGTGGCAGAGATTTTGATCCAAAGATAAGCTATTGGACAGAATTAAAAGAGAAGTATATGAAAGAGAATCCTGATATTATTACGTTGGATAATTACAAGGAAAAAAAATGATAGAGGTTGTGGTAGCTTTACTTATGTTTTGGGACGGAGAAATTAAAGAACACCGTATCCAAGAAAACATGGCTGCGTGCCTCCGCGCTCGGCGTGTAGCTGAGAGGGAGTACAACCCTAACGTGTCATACAAATGCATACGTAACAAAGCAGAAACTGAAATATACTTAGGTGAAAAATCTATTAAAAAATTAATACTAGAATAATGCAAAAGCCTAATAAAAAACGTAACCCTGTGGCACGGCAACTTAGACATTTTAAGAAAAAAGTGATAAAGAATAAAAAAGCTTATGACAGAAAAAAACTCAGTAAGATTTAACGCAGAAATTGTTAACGGTAAATGTCCAACATGTGATGAAAACACAATGTTAGTCAGTATAGCCTCTGATTATTATAGATGTGTTACATGTGGGGCCGATATGCAGCAACACATTAACGGTAAAATAAGTTATCTACCTGTGATTTCTAATAAAACTTTACTTTCTAAAATAGATACATTGTTTAACAATGAGTAAAAAGAAATCTTTATTTGGTGTAAACACGTACAGGTTTAGAACACCAAAGAAAAGACCAGGAAGACACAAGAAAAGCCTCAATAAACATACAAAAAGAATGACAAAAAAATATCGTGGTCAAGGCCGTTGACAAATGTCCC